CCAAGAGCAGCCTCAGTCATTCCTGAGAACCCATTTGTAACCGAAACCACACCAGCCATTAACTGATGACTACCAAAGCAAGCCCAGCCAAGAGAGGGGCAAAGAAAAAGCCTTTAGTTGGTGCGGTAAAACCACGTGTTTGCACCCCTTTTCTCAAGGTCGATAGCCGTGTGCAAGAGGTTGCTGCTTTAGCTGAAAAGATCGGTATGCCGTTGCTCGAATGGCAGCGGTTTGTGCTAGAGGACATGTTGCGAGTTGATGCTAAGGGCGATTTCAGGCGCAAAACTATGGGATTGCTAATTGCACGTCAGAATGGCAAGACTCACTTAGCCCGCATGCTTATTCTTGCTCATCTGTTCTTATGGGACTCAAAAATGGTTATTGGTATGTCATCTAACCGGAACATGGCTTTAGATACCTTTAGGCAAGTTGCAAACGCCATTATGGATAATGATTTCCTAAAGGATCAGGTAAAGCAGATTAGATACGCGAATGGCCAGGAGTCAATCACAACTCTCAAAGGCAATCGCTATCAGATCGTAGCTGCGACGCGAGATGGCAGCCGTGGACTTACTGCTAACTTCCTATTCATAGATGAGTTGCGTGAAATTAGTGAGGAAGGCTGGAAAGCAGCCCGGCCAACTACTCGTGCTACTGGTGGACAGACTTTAGTTTGCTCAAATGCCGGTGATGCTTATTCAATCGTATTAAATGACTTGCGAGAGCGTGCTTTGTCATATCCATCTCCTACACTTGGCTGGTATGAATATTCCGCGCCACCCCATTGCAAGGTTGATGATCGTAATGCCTGGGCTATGGCTAATCCTTCTCTTTCTTTCCTCATTGATGAGGAAACGCTGGAAGAAGCAGTAGCAACAAACCCGATAAACAACACAAGAACCGAAATGCTTTGCCAATGGGTTGACAGCATGACATCCCCATTCACAACTCAGATGATTACCGATACCTCAGACTCCAATCTCCAAATTACTCCTGGTGGCAATATTGTCTTTGCGATTGACGTATCTCCATCAAAACGATCCGGTGCATTATTGGCTGGCAAGTTAAATCAGGCCACAGGGAAGATAGAACTAGGACTTATGCAGCTCTGGACTAGTGATGTTGCTATTGATGATCTCAAGATGGCGGCAGATGTCCACGCATGGGCGCAAAAGTTCAAACCGCGTGTAATTATGTATGACAAATACGCTACAGCTTCTATTGCTCAAAGATTGCAGCAATCTGGGCAGAAGTTAGAGGATTGCTCAGGCCAATCCTTCTACCAGGCTTGTGGTGAAATACTTGATGCGTTTGTAAATGTTCGCTTAACCCATTCTGGCCAGAAGGAACTAACTGAGTCATGGTTTAGCGTAGGGGCTAAGACAAATGACGCGGGCTGGAGAATCGTAAGACGTAAGTCAGCAGGAGACGTAACTAGCGCAATCTGTTCAGCAATGATTGTCCATTACCTAACTAAGCCACAATCAACACCTCAGATATATGTTTGATATATGTCTCATAATGTGAGATAATTTGCAAAATAGTGTAAGGTTGGTGTATGGGTTTATTCTCTCGCTTTAGCAAGCCAGCAATAATCGAAGCGCAATATGCACCACCGGTAATGGCCGACACCTACCAATACCAAATCCCTTACAACTTACTTTCAATAGATCGCATCTCTGCGATGTCAATCCCAGCTGTTAGTCGTTGCCGTAACTTAATCTGCAACACAATCGCAGCAATGGAAATATCTTTAGAATTAAAACGCACAGATGAAGATTTACCTAAACTGCCGTGGATGGATCAACCATCACACAATCAACCTTATGCAGTAACAATGGCATACACAGTTGATTCACTTTTATTCTTTGGCGTGGCTTACTGGGAAATTACAGAAGTTTATGCAGACAATGGTTATCCGGCACGTTTCAACTGGGTTGCTAACTCTCGCGTCATTCCAAAATACAACAAAACAAACACACTCATCGAGGGTTACCAGGTTGACGGAACTGTTAGACCGATGAATGGAATTGGCTCACTCGTTACTTTCCAAAGCATGACTGACGGCATATTGCAAACAGGCGCACGCACTTTAACTGCTGCACTTGACTTAGATCGTGCATCTTGCGTAGCCGCTGCAACTCCAATGCCTTCTGGGGTGTTAAAAAATACTGGCGCAGACTTAGGCGAATCCGAAGTTCAAGGCTTACTAGCTGCATGGCGCAATGCGCGTAACAATCGCTCAACTGCTTACTTAACAAGCACTCTAGAATTTCAACCAGCATCCTTCTCACCTAAAGACATGATGCTTAATGAAGCAAAGCAATACATGGCAACTGAGATTGCTCGTTTAATGAACGTGCCTGCATATTACATATCAGCAGACATGAATAACAGCATGACTTATGCAAACGTGCAAGATGAACGCCGCCAGTTTGTATCTCTATCTTTGCAGCCTTATATCTCTGCTATTGAAGCACGTTTATCTATGAATGATATTACGCCTTCAACTCAATACATATCTTTTGACCTGGACTCAGGCTTCTTGCGTGCTAACCCAATGGAACGCTTGTTAGTAATAGAAAAAATGTTAGCACTTGGACTAATTACAGTTCAGGATGCTATGGCAATGGAAGAACTATCACCGAACGGAAGTGCATCAGATGCAATTGACATTCAGTAGCAATATCGAGTGCGATCAAGGCCGCAGACTAATTTCTGGCAAGATTGTTCCTTACGATGGCGAAATCGGGCAAACCTCGGTGGGCGCTGTTGTATTTGAAAGAGGAAGCATCCAACTTCCAGAACCAGGCAAGTCAAAATTACTTTTAGAACACGATGCAAAGAAGCCAATCGGCAAAGCCGTATCTTTCAATGAAACATCAGATGGCGTTTACGCATCTTTCAAAGTCTCCAACACTAGCCGCGGAACAGACTCACTAATCGAAGCATCAGACGGCCTTCGTTCAGGGCTTAGTGTTGGAGTCGAAGTTCTAGCATCACAACCACGTAACGGCGTGTTGTATGTCCAATCAGCAAGACTATTTGAAACAAGTCTTGTGCAAGCAGCTGCGTTTGATTCAGCAGCAGTAACTAGCGTTGCAGCATCAGCGGCAGAAACCGAAGATGAAGCACTAACCGAAATCCCACAATCAGAAAGTGAGGCCATCTTGGATACTCCAGATGCCGTAGCACCTGAGGCTGTAGTAGAAACCCCTGCGGTTGAAGCCTCACGCCCAACAGTAACAGCAGCAATGTATACCGCTCCACGTATTGAACTCTCAAAAGAGAAGTTCCTAGAGAACACAGTTCGCGCAAAGTTAGGCGATGACGATGCACGTCAATATCTCCTAGCAGCAGCAAGCACAACAAACAACGCTGGACTTGTTCCAACACGTCAACTAACAGAAGTTATCAACCCACTTGCAAACGCTGACAGACCGTTCATCGCTGCAATTTCGAAGGGTGTTTTACCGGACGCCGGCCTTACATTCGAAATTCCTAAAATTTCAGCCGTTCCTACCGTAGCAGTTACAGCTGAAGCTGGCACACCATCAGAAACTAACCTCGAAGATGCTTACATCTCAGTTGCAGTCCAGAAGTTTGCTGGACAGCAAGTATTCTCAGTTGAAATCCTAGATCGTTCAAGCCCAGCGTTCTTTGCTGAACTTGTAAAGAACATGGAATTCGCATACGCAAAGGCTACAGATGCACGAGTTGCAACAGTAGTTGCAGCAGCGGCAACAGACGGTGGAAACCGCACAATGTCAGCAGCTAACCTTCTTGACTTTGTCGCAGACTCAGCAGTGTCAATCTACTCAGGCACACTTGGATTCGCACAAAACATCGTTGTATCTCCAGACCAATGGGGCGCAATCATGGGTCTTGTTGATTCAACAAACCGTGCAATCTACACAGCAGTAGCACCAATGAACGCTGGCGGTAACGCTGCACCAACATCACTAGAAGGTAACATCAACGGATACAACCTATACGTAGATCGTAACCTTTCAGGCACAGGCGATGGAACAATCATCGTTGTGAACCCAGAGTCATACACATGGTATGAGTCACCAACATTCAAGTTGGAAGCAGCAGTAATCGCTTCAGGTCAAATCAACGTGGCTTACTACGGCTACGGCGCAATCGCAACTAAGGTTGCAGCAGGCGCATACAAGTGGATGGTTGCATAACCCACACTTAGCAATAGTGTTGAAGGGGCTTTGTAGCCCTTAGCCCCTTCAATTTTAATT